AGCAGGAGCTAATTCTTGTGTTCCATCATCATCTACTCTATGTAAATTTTGACCATCTGCAAGGCTGTGAGAATCTATAACAGCTTTTACTTCTTGTGCTACAAACCCATAATTTGTTGTACCAAATCCTCTACATGGGTCAGTAGAACCTTCTTTATAGTAAGACATATTATTAGGAACATCTTGTTCAGCTTTCCATGTATAGGTAACTGGTCTTAAATCATTTATAAAGTTTAAGCCTATAGTAGAGTTTGTTATATTTTCTTTAAGTCTTTCGTCTGAACTTGCCGACCAAGAAGTAGCAGAACCATTAATACTGTATGTTCCTGCATTACCACCTGAACCAACTTTAAAAGTATTATTACCTCCACCTGTAATGTTTCTACCTAAAACTATCTGATTGGTTGCATCTCCACCAGAAACTCCAGCGTAAGCACCTATAACAGTATTATATGAACCTGTAGTAACATATCTACAATTAAATCCTATTTGAACATTTTCTGAACCTGTTGTTATGTTTTTACCTGCATCTGTTCCTACAGCAGTATTACCTGCACCTGTGGTATTTGCTGCCAAACAATCTGCACCAACACCTGTATTATTATTAGCTGTCGTATTAGCTATCAATGCTCCATACCCTATCGCAGTGTTACTAGCACCCGTGGTACTTGCATACAAAGCACTTCTTCCAACTGCTACATTATTGACAGCAGTGGTATTATTAGCTAAAGAATTAGAGCCTATTCCAACATTATCTGAGCCTGTAGTATTAGAGCCAATTGCATTTACACCTATGGCTACATTTTCAGCTCCTGTTGAATTAGCATCTAAAGCATTTGAGCCAACTGCTGTGTTATAGGATGCTGTGGTGTTGGCATACAGTGCTGCATAACCTAAAGCTGTATTGTAATTACCTGTTGTGTTGGTGTCTAAAGCTTCATTACCTATTGCAGTATTTACTGCACCTGTGGTATTTGCTGTGAGTGCATTGTAACCAACTGCTGTATTTGTATGACCTGTTGTGTTTGCTGTTAAAGTACTAAAACCAACCGCAGTATTATTATCACCACTTGTTAAAGCATTAAAAACACCAACACCTAAACCTGTGTTGTAATTAGCTGCATCAATTGTACCAGTTGTCGTATCTCCAATCATTATGGAAGATGTGCCAAAAGTTTTGAATGCTGGTATATCTACATCTAAAACTGAACTTGTTACTTTAGTTATTGCCATCTTTGTTTATCTCCTGCCTGAAGGTATAAAGTCTACGTAAAGACCATTAATTTTATAAGGTGCTTTAGTATCATCACTTATAAATGTAAAATTGTTACTATGTCCACTACCGTAAAGTGGGATTCTTGTTAAAGGATTTTCAGCTCCTCCAAATACGTTGGTAGCAAATATCGCTTCACCAAATAACGATGGAGGATTTATAACACCTAAATCAAATAGTTCTGGTGGCTGTGGTATATCTGTACTACCAAAGTCAAATCTAACTTGAACATCTGGTTCTACCACACCTTCAGCACTTGAAGAGACTTTAAGGTAGTGTAAAGTTTTTAAAGTTCCTAAATCTCCGTAATCGTAATCCGGTGTAGCATATCTTGCTAAAATGGAAGTACCATCAAAGTCATTACCTGAATCGTGATTATACACGTAACCTGTAGTAGAACCATGATAATACTTTTCAATACCATTTTGATTAAATCCAGAGCCAACCTCTGTAACTTCTATTCCTCTTGTTTCTGACCATTGAAAGCCATCTGGTCTTAATGTTCCTATGATACCACGTTGTTGACTTTCTTCTAAAGTGGTATCTGTATAAAATAATCTGTACTGTGACTTTTCTCTTAATACAATACTTGAAATTGTATAATTGTTAATATTTTCTGCAAGGTCTGTAATGAGTGGCTGTATCTGTTTAGATACGGTTCCTAACTCAACGTCTCCAATTCTTGCAGTACCAGCAACTGTTCTTAGTCCGTCTGGTGCCAAGAAGATAAGGTCACCACCTATCTCTTGAATACTGTAGCCACTTAAACACCCTACGTTTTCTGCGACAGGTATAATGGCAACAGTTTGTGAATCGTTAATATTTATAAGCTTGTGAATACTATTTTCACAAAATACAAATAAGTCTTCACGGAATCCTCTGACTCCTACAACTTTATCTGATATAGTAACTGAACCTGCTCCAGTTCCACTAAAATCAGATGCATCATTATACACACTGTAGTAGACTGTATTTTCATTGTCTTCTACACCAGCAGCTATTAAGTGATGGTCATGGGCTGTGATATGAGTTACGTGCTTAGTGCTTGTCACAGTAACTTCTTTAGTATGATAAGTTCTAGTACTTAAAGCTCCAGAACCCTCCATTCTAAAGATAAATGGTTGATTAGCTCCATCAGCTATAACCATTTCTCCGTAATCTTCTCCAGCTTTTATAAACAACGCAAAGCTTATTTGTCCTTGTGAAGTTCTAGCTGTAGCACTTCTACCTGTAAAGGTGCTGTAGTTATCACCACTACTATGCGATAGTTTATTTATTTGTAACCAACTTGTTCCGTCTAAGCTAAAATAAATATCATCACTAATACAAGCAATTACTCCATCAGCGTAAGGTATTACACCTAATATTGTTCCAGCACTTCCTCCGGGAATTGCAGAACTACCAGCACCAAACTTACTAAAACCATTAATACGTCTGTACCCACCTTCGATAGAAACTTCAAAGTTACGAAGTTCTCTAGCTGCTCCCGGTGTTTTAAGTAAGTCTATAGAGTTTGCAGACTTTATTAAGCCACCTGTACAGGCTACTGTATAAGGTTGTGATGCTGCCATAAATTAAAAGTATCTTCTATCGTCTGTCATTGCACGAGGAGTAGGATTAATCAAATTAGATTTCATACTCTTCATAGCTTTTTTATAATCATCCATAGCAAAAGCTGCTTGTTGTGGAGATTCTTTAAACTGCCAAATATAATATCTTGTCTTAGCAGTTATGACATTCGTGTATTGTTCAGGGAAGACAACTGTGTCTCCGTGTGCTGTAAGCTTTGTCGGCTTTTCAAATGCATAAAAGTGTACGTTGTACTCTTTATCAGGTATTGGACTTAAGCCAAACTTCCTTGCATCTGGTGATTTAATAACAAACTTTGGTTCTCCATAAGCTTGTGTATTTGCATCGTCTGCATTTTCACTATCTCTGTAATATCTTTTCCAATCAGCTAAGTTTAAAAACTTTAATCCTCTTGAGACAAAAGGAGCTGATTCACCACTAACGTTAATTGTGGTTAAATAAAAATCATCCCAGTCTATCGAACCGTAATCATCTGCGATGCTTGAGCTACTAGCTTTGAGTTCGTACCATCTAGTACCTGCTGTTGTAGCTACGGTTACGTTTCCATAGAAGGGGTCAGTTGCACCACTTTCACCTGCTGTGAAAAATGGTAACTGTGGTTCTTCATTTGCTATATCGAATATAGACTTGTTGATGGCATCCTTGACAAACTGCTGAAGTCCTACAGCACTTGCAAAGTTTGCAGAAGTTAGAGGTATCTCGTTGAGTTCTCTTAGTACTTCGTTAGTTAAATCTAGGTATGTTGTTGCCATTATTTCTTATGAGTTTTTTGAATTGGGAAGTTTGCTTCTAAACTAGCACCTTTATGCTTGACAAACTTTCCAGTATGTTTCATTAGTTTATAACCACCTTTGGGTTGTTTCATCCAATGGTGTCCTTTGGGTGCTTTAACTTTCATTACTTAGGCATACACTTAGGCATTTCTCCAGACTTATATTCTGGTTGAGTACCTTTTACATTACCACCCTGTTTGTATTCACGTCTAGCATGTTTGTTACCATCGTGTCCTGCTGGTCCACCATGTTTGTATCCGTATTTCATTTTTTTCATAATTATCTCCTATAAAAAGTGGAGGAGTCCGAAGACTCCCCCGAGTTTGGTATTAGTCAATACCGTAGAAAGCACCTACAATTGCTTCGTCTCTTAGTACTTTCGCACCATAGACATGCAATCCTCTAACGATATCACCGAAAGAACTTGGGTCTCTTAAGACTTCAGTTGAGATGATAGTTTGAGCAGTAGCTGTAGATGAGATGTGTCCAGCCAAACATTTACCAGCAGCATTAGATGTTGCAGCAATATTGTTTGATTTGTACATGTCAAATCCACGTAGTTTTCCACTTGATACTAAACCATTTCTAATTGAACCTTGACCTGCGTTGAAGTCTACAGATAGCAATTTAGAAGATGATTGTCCTAGAACTTCGTAGAAGTCAGGACTTGCAACAAACCAACGACCTTCTTCAGGTACGTTCTGTTCGTCTAATAGTCTTGCCATTCTAGCCATAAGGTCTAGTGGGTCTGTTTCGCCAGACTGACCTAAGTCAGCAGCACCAGAACCGTCATATACTCCAGCACCTAAGTCTGTCGCACTGTCAGCACCTAACACGTGGTTTGGTGAAGAAGCAGACAAACCAGCAAACATAGTTGCTATAACAGCAGCATCATATGAATCTTTCAACGCATATGCAGCAGCAGAAGAAGCAACCTCTTTGAAGTTGACGTGTGACATTTTAGTCTCAATATCATCTACGATGAATTTGAAAGCTTTAGCACTATCAACAACAAGAGATGTCTCTTGGTCTGTTAGTTTGGTTGCAGTAGTATCGCTACCTCTTGTGTAATCTGACACAGAGATAACAGGTTCTTTGATAATCTTTACAGAGTCTCCATAAGCAGTAATCTCACCGGAATAATCGGTGTTAGTAATAGCTTCGACAACCGAGGACTTTCTGAAAAAGTTTAAAACCTTTTTAGAATAAATCGAAGGTAGGAAGAAACTATTAGCCTGTCCACTTACAGAGTTTGCAAAGTTAGCATCGGTATCAGTTCCGGGTTCAAAATATTGAGCCATTTGATATTCTCCTAAGTTTGTAAATTAATAGTTATGATTTTACAATTCTGCCTTGTTGCATGGCTTCACTTATCTCGGCTTCATACCGATCAAACTGGTCCATAGACATACTTGCAATTTCCTTTTCAGTCCAAACTTTCTCTTGCTGTGGTTCAACACTAGTTGTTTTAGTGGAAACCATGTCAGCAGCAGATTTCTTGGACCGTTTAGAATTTGACTTCTTCGGTGCAACATCCATACCAATATCTTTCTTAAATAAATCTAAAGCTCTTGAAGCTAGATCAGCATCGTCAGCATTGTTGTATACCCAATCTTGGATAGACTTAGGCTGCTCTTTTGCCCAACCATGAAAGTCATCACTATTGCGAATATCTTCAAAGTCAGGATGCTTGTCCATCAATCGCTTTTCAGCATCTTTACGAACTAATTCTTGCTCACGTTGTTGTAGTCTTTCAAGCTTCTCTTTTAAGTCTTTAGATTTCTCTTCAGCCTGTAAATGAGAAACAGTTTCTACAACTTCGTAGACATCAGGATACTCTTCTCTAAACTTTTCAAGTTCTTCTGGAGATTTAGGAGCTACATAGTTAGGTCTGTTTTCAGCAGCCTGTTCTAATAACTCTTGTTCTCTAGACTTAAATTCGTTTAGTTTAGAGTCATAATGCTTTTTCAAGTCATCGTAACGTTTCTTGTAGTCTGGTCGCTTATAAGG